TCCCGGTTCAAAACTAAAAACAGCCGTGACTGGAAAAGTGAAGCCAGGATCAAAAGCTGCTAAACGCAGAAAATCATACTGCGCTAGATCACTAGGACAATTAAGAAGATCATCAGCAAAAACTCGTAACGATCCAAATTCACGAATAAGACAAGCACGGAGAAGATGGAAATGTTAAATGAGAAATGCAATAATACAAGCGTTAGAAGATAAGTACGAAGCAGAAATATCTGCAGCACATGCTACAATTAATATATACCTTACTAATTCAGTAGGTATTGGTGAACACCCACAACATTTAATAGAAATTGATAAACAACTAGATAAAATTGCGCAAGCAGAAGAAAAACTAGATGCTTTAGATTCTTTTAAAATACCAGAAGGAGAAAAATAATGGATGGATTAGTAATAGTATCTAAAATACAAAAAATGATAAGAGATAGACTTCAAGCTGTTGGGGATACAATGATTACAGGTGGGGTTGACAATATGGAAAAATATCAATATATGTTAGGACAGGCACGTACATATCAGTACATGTTACAGGAAATCTCTAACCTGCTAGAAAATAAGGAGCAAACAGATGAGCAAGGAAATGTTATCGACATCAAAGGAAATCCCAAAGCATAAAAACGCTTTGGAAGAAAAATACAAAAACGTTAAAGAAAAAGAACCTTTAAATCCAGAAAATATTAAAGATGTAACAGCCCAGTTGCCTGAACCAAGTGGCTGGAGACTTTTAGTTTTACCTTTTACACCAAAAGAAAAAACTAAAGGTGGTATAATCATAGCTCAAGAATCATTAGAAAAATTACGTATAGCTACAAATTGTGGTTATGTAATCAAGGTAGGACCGTTGGCTTATCATGACAAAGAAAAATTTCCAACAGGACCGTGGTGCAAAAAAGGACAGTGGGTTATTTTTGCAAGATACGCAGGATCAAGATTACCCATCGAAGGCGGAGAAGTTCGTTTATTAAATGATGACGAAGTTTTGGGAACCATAGAAAACCCTGAATCCGTACTTCATAACATATAACCATAAGGAGAAACTATGCCAGAAACAAGAAAATATGAAACAAACGAAATGGTAGACATTGATAATTCAGGACCTGAAGTTGATGTAACATTACCAGAAGAAAAAAAGGAAGAGGTTAAAGATGAAAAAGTTGTTGAATCTAATGAACCTATTATTGAAGAAGTTAAAGCAGATGAACCTCAACCAGAACCAGAACAAAAAACGGAAGAACCTGTTAAAGAAGAAGTTAAAAAAGAAGACAAAGTTCAAGATAATAAAAGTTCTGAGGATAAAAAAGAATTAGAAGACTATAGTGATGGGGTTAAGAAAAGAATTGCTAAGCTTACTAAAAAAATGCGTGAAGCGGAAAGACAAAAAGAAGCCGCTTTAGAATACGCAAAAGGAATTAAAGCCGAAGCTGATAAAACCAAAAGTAAACTAACTACCATGGAGCCAAGTTATATGACTGCTATGGAAGGTAGAGTTAAATCTGGTTTACAAGCATCAGCAGCTAAACTTGCAGCAGCAAGAGAAGCTGGAGATCTTGCAGCTGAAGTAGAAGCACAAAAAGAAATTGCTAGATTAGGATTAGAAGAAGCAAGAGTTGAGATGATGAGGAAAAGAGCTGAAGCTGAAAGTAAGCAAAAACCAGTTAAACAGCCCTCTCTTGATGAAGCCGTTCAACCTAAAACCATTGCACCAGATCCAAGAGCTGAGGCATGGGCAGAAAAGAATGAATGGTTTGGTAAAGATAACGCTATGACATATACAGCGTTTGATTTACATAAAAAACTAACAGAAGAAGAAGGTATGGACCCTTCTACTGACGAATATTATTCAGAAATAGATAAAAGAATGCGTATTGACTTTCCGCATAAATTTGCTACAACTGATAATAAGGTGACGACCAAGCCTACACAAACAGTAGCTTCAGCGAAGCGAAGTGTAAACCCAGGTCGCAAAACAGTGAGACTCACACCCTCACAAGTTACAATCGCTAAAAAATTAGGTGTGCCACTAGAAGAATATGCGAAACAATTAAATATCACGAAGGAGGTATAGGCATATGAAAAAACAAACAGAAACAAGAACTTCCCGTGCGAGTCAAACTAGAGTTAAAGAAGAAAAGAAAAAAGTTTGGACTCCACCATCATCTTTAGATGCACCCCCTGCACCAGATGGGTTTAGACATAGATGGCTAAGAGCTGAAAGTATGGGATTTGATGATTCATCAAACATGTCAGCTAAAATTAGATCTGGATTTGAATTAGTAAGAGCTGATCAATATCCTGAAACTGATTATCCAACTATTCAAACTGGTAAATACAAGGGAGTGATCGGAGTTGGCGGCCTTTTGCTGGCAAGGATACCAGAAGAGATTGCAAAGTCGAGACAAGAATATTTTGCAAAACAAACGCAAGATAAAAACGACGCAATAAGTAACGATCTCATGAAGGAACAGCATCCAAGTATGCCTATCAATAATGATAGACAGACTCGTGTAACCTTCGGTGGTACAAAGAAAAGTTAATTTTTTAACGATTCTCGGGTTAATCCCTACCAACGAATTAACATTAACCCGTTTATGGGTAAAACCATAAACAGAATAAGGAAAAAACTATGGCAAACAAAGACGCAGCGTTCGGTTTTAGACCGGTAAGATCACTTGTCGGTGGAGAAATACGAACGGAAGAATACGCTATAGCAGCAAACTACGGATCAGCAATATATACTGGTCAAGTAGTTGAAGCAGTAGCGGGTGGCGGTATAGAAGCTGCAGCAGCTGGAGACACTCAACAAGCAGGTGTTTTCGCTGGTGTGTTCTACACTGATCCCACAACAAGTAAACCAACGTTCAAACCTTTTTACGCAGCAAGCACAAATGCTTCTGATCTAAAGGCTACAGTACACGTTGACCCTTACACTGTGTTTGAAGCACAACATGATGGAACAGGAACAGCAGCAATGAACAATTCTTGTTTTGATTTTACTGGTGTTGGTGGAAACACTACAACTGGTATGTCAACTTCAGAGTTAGACACTTCTGAATCTGGAACATCTGGTAACTTCAAACAAATCGGAATCTCAAAAGATCCTGAAAACAGTGATACTGGTTCAGCTAATGCAAACGCATATTGCGTTTTCAATACTGGTGAACATATCTTTAAACTAACAACAGGCGTATAATAGAATAGGAGTATAATATTATGGCAATATCAAGAGCACAACTAGTTAAAGAACTAGAGCCAGGATTGAATGCACTATTCGGCCTGGAATATAAGAACTACGCAGATGAGCATACTCAGATTTTCGACATCGAGAATTCTGACAGAGCTTTTGAAGAAGAAGTTATGTTATCTGGTTTCGCAAACGCTTCAGTAAAACCTGAAGGTTCAAGCGTAAACTTTGATTCAGCAACTGAATCTTTCACTGCTAGATACACTCACGAAACGCTTGCTTTAGCGTTCTCGATCACTGAAGAAGCGATCGAAGACAATTTGTATGACAGACTTGCGTCTAGATATACAAAAGCATTAGCTAGATCTATGGCTAACGCAAAACAAGTTAAAGCAGCAAATGTGTTAAACAATGCGTTTGACTCATCTTTCACAGGTGGTGATGGAGTAGAACTATGTTCTGCTGTTCACCCGATTACTGGTGGAACGTTCAAAAATGAACTATCTACTTCAGCTGATCTTAACGAAACATCGTTAGAGCAGTCTTTAATTGACATCGCAGCGATGACTGATGACAGAGGGTTAAAAATTGCAGCTAAAGGAACTAAAATGATAATTCCTTCTGCGCTTCAATTTACTGCTGAAAGACTGATGAAGTCTACAGGTAGAGTTGGAACGGCTGACAATGACATTAACGCAGTAGCTAACATGGGAATGATCCCACAAGGCTATGTAGTTAATCACTACTTAACTGACACAGATGCGTTTTTCATCAAAACTGATGTACCTAATGGACTAAAAATGTTCGTTAGATCACCAGTTAAAACTTCGATGGAAGGCGACTTCGAAACTGGCAACGTTAAATACAAAGCTAGAGAGAGATATTCATTTGGATTCTCAGACCCTAGAGGTATTTTCGGATCACCAGGAGCGTAATCTAAATAATTAATTAATGAGGCGGGCCACAATCTCGCCTCATTTTTTTTGCAACATCTAAAAACCAATGAAAAAATTCTTAATTAAAATCACTGCATATGGCTATATTACTGAATTTACAGTTATGGCTAAAGATACCCCTGAAAGTATTGAGAATGCTATCCTTGACAAACTAGGAAAAAATGATATTAATTGGGAGAAATCCGATTTTTATGATCGGAGACTTAAATGGTTGACTTTTGAGGAGGTCAAAGATGATGGACTTACAAGACCTATACAAACAAAAGAGGTCCTTGGAGTTGAACTGGGAACAGGAGCATCTCAAATCGGGTAAGTACACTCTCGATATGGTTAGGATTGACCATAAAGTTAGAGCGCTAATTGCTGACATTAAAATGAAAGAAGCAGAATTAGCACACAGCACTAACAAAATTGAAGACGCTGCCCCCGAAGTTTCAGTAGCTACTTAATAAAAAGCTACATCACGAAAATCGTAT